TGATGCCAAGGTTTGGGGCAATGCCGAGGTTTGCGGTGATGCCGAGGTTTGGGGCAATGCCAAGGTCTTTTCTGCAAGTCATGTGTTAGTGATTGGAGCAATCGGCAGTAGAAATGATTTCACCACATTCTATCGTGACAAGGACAATGAAATTACAGTCAAGTGTGGTTGTTTCCTTGGAAAGATTGATAGATTTCTTGAAAAAGTCACACAGACCCACGGTGATTCTAAATATGCCTTAGTTTACAGAGCAGCAGTTGAAGTTGCAAAGTTACAGATTGACCTTTCAGGTGAAGCACCAAAGGACGCTGATGAAGAATGAAAACTTTGAATTTCATGCCACATCAGGAAGATGCACTGAACAGAACTGAACAGTTTAACCGTTGTGCTTATTATCTTGATATGGGACTGGGTAAGACCTTTGTGGGTGCTGAAAAAATGTATTTGCTGAACAATTCGGTGAATGTGGTCATCTGTCAGAAATCCAAGATAGATGACTGGGTTCAGCACTTCAAAGAATATTACCCAAGTGACCGTGTGATGAACCTGACCAAGAAAAGTGAAGCAATCAATTTCAGGACACTTGTTGATACCAAAGAATTATATAACAAGGATGTTCAGATTATAGGTGTTATCAACTATGAAACTGCTTTCCGGCGGGATTGGTTGCTGAAACTCAAAGGGTTCACACTGATGCTTGATGAAAGTTCACTGATAACCAATGAAACAGCACAACGGTCAAAGTTCATTCTGAAAATGCAGCCGGAAAGCGTGATTTTATTATCAGGAACACCAACAGCCGGAAAGTATGAAAGGTTGTGGTCACAGGTTCAGTTGCTTGGGTGGAACATTACAAAAAAGGCATTTTGGTCATCATACGTTCAGACTGAATGGGTTGAAAACGGTGATGGGTACAAGAATGAAGTGATAACCGGGTACAAGCACACGGGACACCTGAAAAAGAAACTTGCAGATCACGGCTGCATCTTTATGAAAACCGCTGATGTGATTGAACTGCCGGAACAGACTGAACAGAAGATATTCTTTAAGGTGACACAGGCATACAAGTATTTTATCAAAAACAGTTACATCATGCTTGATACCCTGAATATGTGCAAGTTCAAAGATGATTCAGATTATTACGGCACGGATGTGACACCACGGGTTGAACTGGTCGGTGACAACAGCCTGACCAAGATGCTATATGCCCGGCAGTTGTGCGGGCAGTGGCACAAGGAAAAACTGGAAGGTTTGCGGGACTTGGTTGAATCAACAGAAGATAGGCTGATTATATTCTACAACTTTACCGCAGAACTTGAAGCAATGCAGAAAAAACTTGCTGATCTAAACAGACCCTATTCAGTTGTGAATGGGTCAAAGAAGGACTTGACCGCATACGATCAGGCAGATGATTCAATCACATTCATACAGTATCAAGCCGGGGCAATGGGTGGTAATTATCAGAAAGCAAACAAGATTATTTATTTCACCTTGCCACTTGGCAAAGGGTCATGTGATATGTGGGAACAGTCAAAAAAGCGTATTCACCGCATAGGACAAGCCAAACCGTGCTTTTACTATTACTTACTGGTGAAGGGGACGGTTGAAGAAAGAAACCTTGCAGCGTTGAAAGAAGGGAAGGAACTGACAGATGAATTATTCAAAAATACTTAATTGGATATTTGGAATCATGGCATTTATCGGTGTATTCCTGATAATCGGTGCAGTCGGTGCATCTGACTATGCGGTTGAAATGGGAATATATGAACCACTTACTGCACACCTGAAAGAATACATCATTGGTGCGATTCTGATAATTCCCGGAATCATTTATTTGAAAATCACGGAAAGGGGTGATGAAACATGAACTATTCAAAGAACCTTAGAAAGTCCGCAATGGCAAAGCGGGTCTTGATCTTGCTTGGTATTGCCTTTTGTGTTGGGTTAGCTGTTGGGGGTGTGTCTGTATATGCCATGAAAACTCATATAACCGCCAAGGACAAAGATAAATCAATAGAACGCACACTTGAACGGGATAATACAGAAACCCTTGTATATGGGGCGTATGATGACAGAACATTCACACAGGAAATTTCCCTTGACTGGGGTGCGGGTGATTTAGATTTCACACCGCTTGACTGCAAGATGCCGGAAGAACAACAGGAATTTACATATTACCTTTGTACCGGGTACAACATTGATTTTACCCTTGTTATGGCACTGATTCAGAATGAAAGCAGTTTTGACCCGGCGGTCATCAGCAAAACCAATGATTACGGTTATATGCAGATCAATCAGATCAATCATCAGTGGTTGACAGATACCCTTGGTGTTACGGATTTTACAGACCCGTATCAGAACATCAGGGCGGGCGTGTTCGTACTTAGAAAACTGTTTGAACGGTATCAAGATACCAATATGGTCTTGATGGCGTACAACATGGGTGAAGATGGTGCTGCCCGGTTATGGGAAAAGGGCATCTATTCAACCGACTATACAGAAAAAATATTGAACTATCAGACACAGTTCAATGAACAGTTGGAAGGGAGTGAATAAGAAGTGAGTGCATACCGTGAAGAAAAACCATTGACAGAAGATGACAGATTTACTTTTGAAGATTCACAGATTTTGAAAGAATTGCGTGAATCTGACCGATTGACAGAAAGGGAAAAACTGGCAGTTCAGAGATTATACAGAACATATCAGTACATGGTGGATTGATGGCAGCAGAAAAGAATTTTGAAAATAAGGTCAAAGCGTTCCTGAAGGACACCGGGGCGTGGCTGCTGAAATACTGGGGCGGTGCTGCTTATACAAAAAGCGGTATTCCTGACCTGTTGGTTTGTTCAGACGGGCGTTTCCTTGGCATTGAAGTCAAAGCACCAAACGGTGAACCGTCACTATTGCAGTTGGTCAACCTCAAAAAAATCAGAGAATCAGGCGGGTATGGAATTTTGTTGTACCCCAAGGATTTTGAACAGTTCAAAATGTTCATTGCAAAAAAATCAGAACTTAACGCTTGGTATCTTTCCAACATTGAAGATCAGAAGCGTTGGGAAATAAAATTATCAAAATAAGGAGTGAAAGAGCATGGCAGCAAAAAAGAAAGCAGATGCAGCGGTTGAGAATACCGCAGAAGTAACACAGGAAACAACTGAACAGGTTCAGGACACAGTTGAACAGATGACAGAGGACAACAAGAAGGAACTTGACAACAAGAAGTTTGTGGTTGACCACTTACTTTCAACCAAGCGTGAAGGAATGGAAGATCTGATTGATTACATGGAACAGATCGGATTCTTTGAAGCACCTTGCAGTGGTGGAAATCACCTTGCTTGTCAGTTCGGTCTTGTTCATCACAGCAGAAATGTAATGATGGCAGCAGAAAACATTGGTTATGCACTTCTTGGCAAGGTCAAGTATGAAGAAATCCGTGATTCAGTCATCATTGCAGCAGCGTTACATGATCTTGGTAAGTGCGGTGACTTTGGTAAGCAGATGTATGTGCCCAACATGATTAAGGACGGCAGACCCACCAAGACAGAGCCGGAACAGAAATATAAACAGTCTGAAAGCAAGCCTTTCAAGCGTAACCCGGCACTTCTTCCACTTGACCATGCAACCCGCAGCATCAAGTTAGCAACCCTTTTCATTGACCTGACGGAAGATGAAGAATTTGCGATCAGATACCATGATGGTCTGTATGAATCAGCAAACTATGCAGTGAAGGGAAATGAAACGGCACTGTACTTGATTCTGCACTATGCTGATTTATGGTCAAGCCGTATCACAGAAGGTAGCACTGATGAAGGTGGTGATGAATGATGGAAGATATTTCAAAGGCAATAGAACTTGCGATTGCAGCCTTCAAAGAAAAATTCGGTGAAGATGCCAAACTTGAAGAAGGTGATGAAGTTGTCTTTCAGTTGAATAATTGTGTGTTAATTATCAGCATTGAAGATAACACGATAAAACAGAAATTCATTGGTGGTCAACCTATTAAGATTGACCATACTTTGAAAATTTATGAAAGTGAGGAATAAAACAATGGTAAATGAAAGACAGGGAAAAGTTTACAATCCCCGCCCGGTATATAACAGAAAGTTATTACGTTCAGTGATTCGTGCGGGAGTTCAGAAACAGTTTGGTCAGCATCATGTTTCTGCTAATATGGCGGGAAACTTTGAAAAAATCAGAAAGGAACGGGTGAAATAATATGGCACAGATGCTTTTGATTATGGGTGAATCAGGTACAGGAAAAAGTACCAGTATGAGAAATTGCAATCCGGCAACAACTGCCGTTGTGAACCCGGTTGGTAAACCGTTACCGTTCAAGGGTAAGTTCACAATGCTGAACAGTGAAGTTGAATCACGCAAGATTTGCAAATTTATGAAGGAACAGGTAGCAGCCGGGAAGAAGCTGATTGTTGTTGATGACTTCCAGTATATTCTTTCAGTTCCGTACATGAACCGTATCAAAGAAAACGGTTGGGATAAGTGGAATGACTTCGGTGCGAACTACTTTGAAATCATTGAGGTATGCAAGGAACTTCCTGATGATGTGGTTGTTGCTTATATGACCCACACAGAAACCCTTGAAAATGGTGTTACTACTATTAAGCTGATCGGAAAGTTACTTCGTGAGAAGATCACCATTGAAGGACTTTTCACCATTGTACTTAGAACAGGTGTGAATGAAGGAAAATATTACTTCTACACACAGAACAGTGGCAAGGACACCGTGAAGTCACCTATGGGAATGTTCCCGGCATACGCCATTGACAATGACCTGAATTATGTAGCTGATAAAATCCGCAACTTCTATGAAGTCGGTGAGTATAAGACAGATGCAGAAATGGGTCAGGCTGATGCACAGGCTGCATCCGATCTTGAAAAGCCGGATGCAAACGGTAGACGGGCAAGGGGTGGAAAAAAGACCACAGCCACAGCAACACCGCCTACTACAACAGAAGATGCAGCACCAAAGACAGGCAGAACCGCCCGCAAGACACATGATGAAGTGGTGGCTGAAAATAATCAGAAAATGGCTGATTATATGGCAGAGCGTGACAAGGCTATTGATGCGGTTGCTGATGGGCGTGAAGAAATCCCGTTTGATGAAGCGTGTGCAGCAGCGGATTCTGTACCGCAGCCGGAACTTGAAACACCGCCAAGAAGAACCCGCAAGGAAAGAAAGTCTGCTGAACAGTCTGAACCTGTTCAGGACGGTACAACAAACACTGATTCTGAATCTGTCACACTGGATGCAGACACATACTTCTATGTTCCGGCTGATGATAACTATGTGATGAAGCACAAGGGTGACACGGTTGACCTGATTGTTGACGGTGTTGAGGTTATGAAGGTCATCAGCAAGGAAGAATTTGGTGAAGGTGTGAAGCGTTTAGCACAGGCAGACAACCCTAAGCCGGAAAACCCTATTGACGGGGCAATGAACCCGCCGGAGAAGGGCAGACGCACAAGAAGAAGTGCGGCACAGGCACAGCCTGATAATGCAGATACAACAGCGGATGAAACCCCGGCAGTAGATGAACAGCCGACTGGCAGAACCCGCAGAGTAAGAAAAACACGCTAAGAAAGTGAGGTAAAAGAACATGAACAATCCTTTTGGTTTACCTGATGAACTGTTTGGTGCAATCCTTGCATCAGCAATCACGGAAGGAATGAACACGGCAAACAACCGTTCAATGAAGAACCCGCACCCGGTAGCACCTAAACAGGATGTACCGCCGGAAGATGGTGCAACTGCTGCAAAGAAAATCTATGATTCCTATGTAAAAGCCGGGTTCAATGAGGTTCAGGCGTTTGAGTTGTTAAAGTTAGTATTAAGCAAATAAGAAAGGTTAAAAGGTGAAAAATTATGGCTATTGATTTCAGTGCATTTGATGAAAAGGTTGATTTACAGGAATTACAGAATGAGGTGCAGAACGCACCTGATAATGATTTTGCTGATGTGCCGGATGGTACATATATCATTAGTATTGAGAAGATGGAAATTAAGTTGACCAAGGCACAGGATAAGTTGATGTTTGCAGTTCAGGCAAAGATCAAGGAAGGTGAACAGGCAAACCGCATGATCTTCTTCAACCGTGTTATTTCCGGCAACAGTTCCGCAAAGTGGACGGACGGACAGGCAATCAAGTCTGTATGCACTTGGGTGAACAAGCTGATTGCAGAAGATGACACACCTGTTGAGTTCGTAAACTATGCAGATTTTGCAGATCAGATTCTTGATGTGTTCCAGTCTATTCAGGGTGCGATTGAAGTTGAGGTTGATTATAAGGCAGATGCTTTCAACCCTATCACAATCAAGGAAGTTTTTGACTGTTAAAAAATTTTGCTTGCGTGTGGATTGACAATCCACAATAATGTTATCAGGCGGTGGCGGGGTCACACCTTCCACCGCTATTTTCAGAAAGGGTGAATGTAGTGATTTTTTATGACTTTGAGGTTTTCAAGGAAGATTGGCTTGCCGTTTTCATTGATGTGATCAAGAAAAAAGAGTATGTGATAATCAATAACCCTGATGAATTAAAAGCCTTATATGAAGCTAATAGCAAGGATATATGGGTAGGTTATAACAACCGCCACTATGACAAGTACATTATGAAAGGTATTCTGTTGGGAATGAATCCCAAAAGAATCAATGACTGGATAATTGTTGAAAAAAAGGAAGGGTGGCAATTTTCATCAGCGTTCAACAAAGTTCCAATGATTAACTATGATGTTATGCCGAACCCCCCGGTTGGTTTGAAAACACTGGAAGGTTTTCTTGGCAGCAATATCAAGGAAACGGATGTTGATTTTAGAATAAACAGGAAATTGACCAAGGAAGAAATTGAAATGACGGTTTTTTACTGTCGGCATGATGTGGAAGAAACCATCAAAGTATTCCTTGAAAAAATAGATGAATTTAATGCAATGCACGGTATCATTCAGGCTTTCCCGGACATTGTGAACCTGTCTGATATAGGGGACAGTGAAGCAAGAATCACCGCAAAGGTGCTTGGGTGTTCCCGCAGATCATTTGAAGATGAATTTGATTTCTACTTCTTGCCGTGCTTGCAACTGAAAAAATATAAATATGTTCAGGACTGGTTTGAACAGAAAAGACAGGAAGCCTTGTCAATGGACTTGGCACACATGGATAAATACTCAAAACGTACATGGTACAAAGAACAGGGTCTTGAAACCGTGGTTGCGGGTATTCCTCATTCATTCGGTTTTGGCGGTGTTCATGGGGCAACAGCCACACCAATTCATAAGACCGGGCAACTGCTGCACGTTGATGTAAACAATTACTACCCGTCAATGCTGATTGCTTGGGGACTGGTTACAAGGGCAGCAACCAATGACAATTACCCGTTGGTGTATAACACACGAAAAGCCATGAAGGAAAAACAGATTGCTGCAAAAAACGCCGGAAACAAGAAAGAAGTCAAGCGGTGGAAGAAAGCACAGTTGCCATATAAGAAGATGCTGAACGCCTTGTCAGGTGCAATGAAGGACGAAACCAATGCAGCGTATGACCCAAGAAATAATAACTGTATGTGTATCAATGGTCAGTTGATGTTGCTTGACCTGATTGAACACCTTGAAGTTGTACCGGGATTTGAACTGATTCAGTCCAACACGGACGGTCTTATTATTTGGATTCCTGACACAGATGAAGCCTTTGAAATGGTGGATGATATTTGTTGGGAGTGGGAACAGCGTTGTTCCACAGATCAGTGTTCAATTCTTCTTGAACTGGATAACATCAGTGAAATCTATCAGAAGGATGTGAACAATTACCTTTGGGTTGGTATTGACGGCGGTGTTGAAAGAATCGGTGCTTATGTGAAGGAACTTTCAGCGGTTGACAATGATCTGCCAATCCTGAATAAAGCACTGGTTGACTACATGGTTAAGAAAACCCCGGTTGAACAGACCATCAATCAGTGTGATGACCTGATTATGTTTCAGAAGATCGTCAAGTTATCAGACAAGTATGATTGGGTGGAACATGAGCATTGCACCCCGCTTGTCAGTCATATAGGCAAAAGAACAATCAAGACGGTGTATGAATACCCTGACAAGGACAAATACACATATAAGTCATACAGGGTGTTTGCATCTAACGATCAGAAGGACGGCAGATTGCTGAAACGTAAACAGGTGAAAACCAAAGGTGAAAAATTCGGTAATACACCTGACCACTGTTTCATTTTCAATGATTCAGTTGTTGGGGTAAAAACACCGCCTGAACTTGATAGGCAGTGGTACATAGATTTAGCAAAGAAACGCTTGAAACAATTTGGTGTTGTAGCGTAACACCGGGAAGGAAGGTTTTTCATGGATTTAGAAATCAGATATGAAAATGGTTCAATGACTGTTCATCTTGAAGAATTTCTGAATATCCGCAGCATTGCCAAGGTCAGGAAACTGCTGAAACTTATCAGAAGCAGTTTCACCCCGGAATGTGAACAGCAGATTAAAGAATTTGTTCAGGACTGGATTGAACAGTTTGAACAGAAACAGTTGGAAACTGAACGGTATATCACAGGGTATGAACAGAAAGTCAGTTATTGTCAGAAGCAGTTGCGGGATGCTTTATATACCCGTGACAGTTACAAGAAGTCAACACCGCTGCATAAGTCGGAAGGGTGGGACAGATGGAATGAAGAAGTGAAAGGGTGCAGAAAAGAACTTGCAGAAGTGAAAACACTGCTTCGTTCCTATCAGTCCCGGTACAACAGCAACATCAGGAATAAGGATTTTTATAAAAAGGTGTTAGAAAACATCACATAAGGTAGGTGATAAAAGATGCTTTACAAAGGTTATGTTGAAACCAAAGGCAAGGCAAGCATTGAAAAACTGAAAAACAGAACCACATGGAAAACCTATGATGAAGTGAAAAACCTGAACGGGTTCGGCGGGGTTTTGGCTGATGACACCATCCTTATTGACATTGATGATTCTGACCAATCTGAAATTCTGATGAACATTGTGGAAGAACTGCAACTTGACTGTAAAGTCCTTTGTACCAGTAGGGGAAAACACTTTCTTTTCAAGAATCATACTATTGCAAGGAACAGGACACACGTTCAGTTGGCGGTTGGTCTTACTGCTGATATAAAAGTCGGCAGTAAGTTATCCTATGAGGTTATCAAGATTGACGGTGAAGAAAGGTTTTGTGAATGGGACATTGAAGAAGGTGGAAAGTATCAGGAAGTTCCCAAGTGGTTGTTCCCGGTCAAGGCAACCGCAGACTTTGTTGATATGGATGCCGGGGACGGAAGGAATCAGGCACTTTTCAATTACATCCTGACCCTGACTGCAAATGATTTCACGGTTGAAGAAACCCGTGAGTGCATCCGCATCCTGAACAAATTTGTACTGAAACAACCGCTGTCAGATGATGAACTGGAGGTGATCTTGCGTGATGATGCTTTTCAGAAACCTGTTTTTTTCCTTGGCAGCACATTCCTGTTTGACAAGTTTGCAGTGTTTATGAAGAACACGGCACACGTTATCAAAATCAACGGACAGTTACACATATACAAAGATGGTGTGTATTCCAATGGGTACAAAGAAATTGAATCAAACATGATTCAGCATATCCCCAACCTAAAAAAGATGCAACGCCGGGAAGTTATTGATTACATGGAATTGATCGTTGATGAAAAGGAACAATCAGATGCAAACCTGATTGCTTTCAACAATGGTGTATATGACCTTGTGACCGGGGAACTGAAACCATTCAGCACGGACATTGTTATTACTAATAAGATTCCTTGGGACTACAAGCCGGATGCCTATTCTGAACTGGCAGACAGTACATTGAACAAGTTAGCGTGTGGTGATGCAGCAATCAGGGCGTTGTTGGAAGAATGTATTGGTTACTGCTTTTACAGAAGAAATGAGTTAGGCAAGGCGTTCATCCTGACAGGTGACAAGTCCAACGGTAAAAGTACATTTTTGGATTGTGTCAAAGCAATCCTTGGTGATCGGAATATTTCAGCACTTGACCTGAAAGAACTGGGGGACAGGTTCAATACTTCAATGATGTTCGGCAAACTGGCAAACATTGGTGATGATATTGGTGATGATTTCCTTCAAGGTTCACAGGTCAGTGTGTTCAAGAAAATAGTAACAGGTAACCGCATCAAGGCAGAACGTAAAGGACAAGACCCGTTTGAGTTCAACCCGTTCATCAAATTGTTATTCAGTGCAAATGATATTCCCCGTATGAAGGACAAGACAGGGGCGGTACTTAGGCGTTTGGTTATTATTCCATTCAATGCCACGTTCAGCAAGGATGATCCTGATTATGACCCATTCATCAAGTACAAACTGATTCAACAGGAAAGCGTTGAATATTTCATCAGGCTTGGTGTGGAAGGTCTGAAAAGAATTATCATCAATGACGGATTCACCAAGTCAGACAAGGTTCAGAACCAGTTGACAGAGTATGAAGAAGAAAACAACCCTATCCTTGCATTTATCAATGACACCGGGGTTGACATGATAGAAAATGAACCAACCGCTGATGTATATAAGCGGTATCAGGTTTTTTGTGCAGACAATGCAATGCAGCCAATGTCAAATATTGTGTTCAGTAAGCAGATCAATAAGAGGCTTGGGTTCAGAGTAATTCAGAAAAAAGTGAACAATAAAAATTGTAAGATATTTGTTTCATAGCAGAAAGGAAGGTGATTGAATGTGTCAGAAAAACTGCAAATATTGGAACTTTTTGGTGGCATAGGGTCACCAAGGGTTGCCCTTAGAAACATAGGTGTTTCAGTAAAATCTATTGATTATGTGGAAATTGATGAAAAGGCTGTCAGGTCATACAATGCAATGTTTGAACAGGAATCAGCATATTCACCGCAGACAGTAGTGGGGTGGAATCTTCAACCTGATATTCTGATTCACGGGTCACCGTGTCAGGATTTCAGTATTGCGGGGCATCAGGGAAAAGCAACGGCAGCAGACGGAAGAATAAACAAAGGAAAAGGTGCTGATGAAGGTTCAGGGACAAGATCATCCCTGATGTGGGAAACGGTACATATTATTGAACAGATGGGTGAGTGGAAACCAACTGTTGTGATATGGGAAAACGTAAAAAATGTTTTATCAAAGCACATGGTTCACAACTTCAACCGTTACCTGTCATATATGGAAAAGTTGGGTTATTCCAATAATTACAAAGTGTTAGACTGCCGTGATTATGGAATACCACAGGCACGGGAACGGTGTTTCACAGTATCAATTCTTGGTGACAATGTTTTTGATTTTGAACTGATGGAAAAAAGACCCATGAAGAACATTTCAAATTTTCTTGAATACGGTGATGTTCCTGATTGCTACTTGGTGACACAGCCAAGTGTTTATTCAGTGATTGGTAAGAAAGGAATCAGAAGGGCAACCATAATCAAAGATTATGTAAATACTATCACAACAAGACAGGATAGGACACCCGCACAGGTCATTGATCTTGGTGGTGGAAAATACAGATATTTGACAGAATTGGAATGTTGGCGGTTGATGGGATATTCGGATGATGATTTTTATGCAGCAGAAGCAACTTGCAGAGTTGAACCGGGAAAAATGAACAGAACCTTATATCATCAGGCGGGTAATTCCATACCCGTACCGATATTTGAAAGTATGTTCAGTGCAATGCTGAACAGTGGGATTATAAGAAAGGAAGGTATCAATTAGTGAAAGGTGGAAGAAATCAGGAAGGATATGCAGACCCAACGGCAACTATTGCTGTTGGTAGAGTAGCAAAGGAAGAACATGAACAGGTTGAATGTGAAGCAGCAGACAAACGTGCCTATGATCTGATTAAGGTTTTGAAGTACATCATCAAAGGTGCGGGGTTTGAACTGACTGAACGTGTTCAGGTAAAAGATACCAAGACGGGAAGGGTTTACAGATGAATGAAATATTTACAGGTACATTTGATAGGTGGAAATGGTTTCCACAAATGAAACCTTGGGAACTGGAAGTAATGAGTTCCAACAAAAAGGTTCAGAGAATGAAAGACAGGCAAGATAGAAAGGTGAGGTTAAGAAATTATGGAAAATAAGATTTTGGAATTATTGGAACAGAAGGGCAGCGTGTCAATGAATGATGATATTTTCCCATTGGTGGAAAAAGAATTTGAAGGTCAGGTGATTGGTGCAGAACTTTATGAACTTGCACACCAATACATATTACAGTTGTTGTATGGGGCGCATACTGCCGGGGTTGCCGTGATTGCTGTTCCTAAGTTTGCAGCGGGTCAGCAGTTTGGTCAGATGGTTGTTGCTGATGTGATTTATACAAAGGTGAATGATACACCGTATGATTTTATGCAGTAGTTGCGGTTGGTAACTGTTGGTAACGGTTCACGGTAACTGTTGAAAGTCTTTATTTATGCGGTTTGTAACGGTAGTAACGGTTAAATGTAATTTTCTTATTATTTTTATATATAAGTACTTTTTATGTATTTATAAAAAGTAAAAATATAGAGTATAAGGGTTTAACCGTTACCGTTACCAACAGTTACCGTCAGTATTTACAAGGCTTTCAAGGTATTTTTTGCCAATTTTCAACCGTTACCCAACCGATACCAAGGAAAGGATAGGTGAAAGTGATGAATAATAAGAAATTGACTGCACGGCGGTACTTAGAGCAGATACAGGAATTTGATATTTATATCAATCAGGACTTAGAACGCCTTGAAGAAATGAAAGTCAATGCTTGCAGTACAGGGGCAATAGATTATTCCAAGGATAGAGTGCAGACAAGTCCGTCAGGTGATACACTTTGCAAACAGGTAACAAATTATGTTGCTTTCAATGATAAAATCAATGCAGAAATTGACAGTTTTGCAGATGCTAAAGAACAGATCATCAAAGAAATCAGAGGTTTGCGTGATAAAAATTATGTTCAGGTGTTGTATAAAGTGTATGTTCAGTACAAGACAGTGAAACAGGCATCAAAGGAAATGAAAAAGTGCTATAATTACACGGTTGAACTGCATAACAAGGCACTTGCAGCGTTTGAAAAAACTTATCAAAACTTACATTATTTGATGTAATCGGTTATAATCTGACGATTGACAAACAGGTACAAGACAATTATGATAAACTTGCAAAAACTGGGTTGCAGATAATTCTTATGAATTATCTGCAATTTATTTTTTACTGCCGATATTTGCACCCTGAAATGTAATGTTTCAGGGATTTTTTATTGCAAAAATACATGAAAGGGGTGTTGTTTGATGGCAAAAACGGCAAAATTAACTGAAAAACAGCAGCGTTTTGTTGAAGAATACCTGATTGACCTGAACGCAACACAAGCAGCCATTCGTGCGGGTTATTCGGCAAAAACAGCAGATCAGCAAGGTTCAAGGATGTTGGCAAATGTCAAGGTTCAACAAGCAATTAGTGTTGCAATGGCAGAACGCAGCAAAAGAACAGGAATCAATCAGGACAGGGTTGTTTTAGAACTTGCCCGCATTGCTTTTGTTAAGATGACAGACCTTGTTGATAGTCACGGAAGAATCAAAGACAATGCAACTGATGATGACCTTGCTTGTATCGAATCCGTGAAATATAAACAGTCTGAATCAGAAACCGGGTCAAGCGTTGAAAGGGAAGTGAAGGTTTCACCAAAGCTGAAAGCACTTGAATTACTTGGTAAGCATTTGGGTATGTGGAATGACAAGATTGATGTGAATATCACACAGCCTATTGTTATCACTGGTGAAGATGCCCTTGAAGATTAGGCGGTGATCGTCTATGGTCAAGAACAGAATATCTTCACAATATGTTTTTGGGTATCAGAAGTTTATCCTGTACCCGGAAGATTACAAAGCTACAAAGTCCGGCAAGAAGAAAGTGCTGCTGCCTGAACTGGTTGGTAAGGGTTACGGTACTTTTTGGCGTTGGAAAGGTAGATATAGGGTATGCAAGGGCAGCCGTGCATCCAAGAAATCAAAAACAACTGCCCTTTGGTATATCACCAATATGATGAAGTACCCACAGGCAAATACCCTTGTGGTCAGAAAGACTTTCAGAACCCTGAAAGATTCCTGTTTCACAGAATTGAAGTGGGCGATTCACCGCCTTGGCGTTGATGCCTTTTGGGAAATCAAAGAATCACCACTTGAAATGACCTATAAACCGACAGGTCAAAAGATTTATTTCAGGGGACTGGATGACCCCCTGAAAGTAACATCAATAACCGTTGATATTGGTTGCTTGTGTTGGATGTGGATTGAAGAAGCGTATGAAATCAGTTCAGAAGATGATTTCAATATGCTTGATGAATCAATCCGTGGTGCTGTTCCTGACGGTTCAGGACTGTTCAAGCAAATAACCCTTACACTGAACCCGTGGAATGAACACCACTGGATAAAGAAGCTGTTTTTTGATAACACGGATGATGAAACCCTTGCAATGACCACCAATTACAAGTGCAATGAATGGTTGGATAAGGCAGACTTAAAAGTCTTTGAAACCATGAAGAAGCAGAACCCAAGGCGTTACAAAGTAGCGGGTCTTGGTGATTGGGGTATTGTAGACGGTCTTGTCTATGAAAATTGGGAAGAAAAGGCGTTCAGTGTTGATGAAGTCAAGAAGATTGCCGGTGTCAAGTCTGTATTCGGTCTTGACTTTGGTTATACAAATGACCCGTCAGCACTGTTTTGTGGTCTGATAGATCAGTCAAGCAAAACCATTTGGGTCTTTGATGAAATGTATCAGCCGGGTATGAGTAATGAAGCCATTGCCGAACAGGTTCAGCGGATGGGATATGTGAAAGAGAAGATCACAGCCGATTCAGCAGAACCAAAGAGCATTGACCGCTTGCGTGAACTGGGTCTGAAAGGAATCAGGAAAGCAAGGAAGGGCAAGGACAGCATCAACAACGGCATTGACTTCATACAGGACTATCATATTATCATTCATCCACGTTGCGTGAATTTCATCACAGAGATCAGCAACTATCAGTGGGATAAGGATGCCAAGACGGGCAAGAAACTGAACCGCCCTATTGATGATTTCAACCACCTGATGGATGCAATGCGTTATGCGATTGAACAGATGGCAAAAGGTGATGCCTTTAGTTTTGATTAAGCAATTACCGGGTAGAATACACGGTGTCAGCAGCCGTTTCTTTTTTGGACGGTAGGAAAAGGCTGTCAAATGCTTACTCCGGGGCGGTTGCAATCGGTGACCGCCTATGACACCTGTATAACTACTTTTTGAGATATTAGAAACAAATTAGTAACACATACCCTTGGAAACATAGTGTTTTCAGGGGTTTTGATTTTATTATGCAATGAAAGGGGTGAATTGAACCGTGTTCAGTTCCTTTGTGGATGCAATTACATTAAAACTTAGCAACTTCATATTGCAAGGGGCAAAATCCCACATGACTGACTTGGAATTTCTTGAAAAAGAAATCCTTGCTTGGAAATGTTCACCCCGTAGGATGATGCAGATTAAGGGATTTCTGTATTATGACGGTGACCATGATGTGATTCACCGCAAGCGTACAATGATAGGTGAGGACGGCAAACTTGAAGTTGTTGAGAACTTACCAAACAACCGTATTGTTGATAACCAGTATGCAAAAATGGTGAATCAGAAAGCCAATTACCTGTTCGGCAAGCCGTTTACATTAAACGGTGACAATGAACAGTACATTGAACTGCTGAAAAAGGTATTTGACAAGAAGTTCATGCGAACATTAAAGAGTGCGGGCAAAGCTGCATACAATGGCGGTATTGCTTGGCTATATCCTTACTATAATGACCGGGGGGAATTTGCTTTCAGGCTTTTCCCCGCTTATGAGATTTTGCCGTTTTGGAAAGATTCTGAACATACTGAACTGGATTTCTTCATCAGACTGTATGTGTCAGTTGCCTATGACGGAACACAACGGAAGTACATTGAAAAGGTTGAATTGTATGATCTGACGGGTGTTCACCTGTTCATACTGGACGGTTCAAAACTGATACCTGATGTTGTGAACAATGACACCGCTGATTTCCCACACGTCACAATGACGGATGCAGCCGGAAACGTGCAAATGTTCAACTGGCAGCGTGTTCCCCTGATTCCATTGAAAGCCAATGAACAGGAAACACCGCTGATTAAAAGGGTCAAGTCCTTACAGGACGGTATCAATGTGATGCTGTCAGACTTTGAAAACAATATGCAAGAGGATGCAAGGAACACTATTTTGGTGTTGAAGAACTATGACGGTACTAATTTGGGTGAGTTCAGAAAGAACCTTGCAACCTATGGTGCAGTAAAAGTCAGATATGATGGTGATACCAAGGGCGGGGTTGAAACTCTTGAAATCACGGTCAATGCAGACAACTACAAGGTCATTGTGGAAATCTTCAAGAAAGCATTGATTGAAAATGCAATGGGTTATGATGCCAAGGATGACAGACTTTCCGGCAATCCTAATCAGATGAACATTCAGTCAATGTATTCTGACATTGATACAGATGCCAATGATACAGAATCAGAAGCACAGGCAACAATGGATGATATTCTTTGGTTTGTCAACTGTCACCTTGCCAATTCAGGACAGGGTGACTTTGAAGGTCAGGAAGATGACATTGATGTAATATTTAATCGTGATATGCTGATGAATGAATCAGAAATCATTGATAACTGCACCAAGTCGCAGGGTCTTATTTCTGATGAAACAATCATTGCTAATCATCCTTGGGTGGATGACCCACAGGCAGAAATGGAACGCCTGAAAAAGCAGAAGGAAGAAGCACAGAAAGAAATGCTTGCACAGTATGACCCGTTTGGTACACAGAACCAAAACGGTGACGGTGCAGATGATGACCCTGACAATAAAGGTGACCCGTCACAGGGAAGTCAGGGCGGTGAAGTAGATGAATAACGGTGAATACTGGCAGAAGCGTTTTGAACTGCTTGAACAGGCTGCACACCAACAGGGGGTTCAGTGCTATGCGGATATTGAAAAACAATACCGACAGGCGCAAAAGCAACTTGAAGGTCAGATTGCTGCATGGTATCAGCGTTTTGCATCTAACAATGGGGTAACCCTTGCAGAAGCAAAGCGGATGTTGAACGCAAAGGAACTTGCTGAACTGAAATGGGATGTGAACCAGTACATTCAGTACGGTCAGGAAAATGCGATCAACGGTACTTGGGTCAAGCAGCTTGAAAACGCATCTGCAAGATTCCATATCAGCAGACTTGAAGCCTTGAAGTTACAGACCCAACAGAGCATTGAAGTCATGTTTGGAAACCAACTTGACAACATTGACAGCACAATGCGGAATGTTTACAAGTCCGGCTATTATCACACAGCCTATGAGATTCAGAAGGGTGTGGGTGTTGGTTGGGACTTTTCCGCACTGGATGACAAGCAGATCAGCAAGGTCATCAATAAGCCTTGGGCGGTTGACGGTAAGAATTTCAGTGAAAGGATATGGGGCAACCGTCAGAAGTTGGTCAATGAACTGAACAACACACTGACACAGAACATCATCTTGGGAAAAGACCCACAGAAAGCCATTGATGAAATTGCCCGGAAGATGAACACTTCCAAGACCAACGCCGGGCGGTTGGTAATGACAGAAGAAGCCTTTTTCAGTTCCGCAGCACAGAAGGATTGTTTTGATGAACTGGATGTTGAACAGTTTGAGATTGTGGCAACACTGGATTCCCACACTTCGGATATATGCCGGGGTATGGATGGTAAGCATTTCCCTATGTCTGAATGGAAGGTTGGTGTGACTGCACCGCCGTTTCATGTTCATTGCCGTTCAACCACAGTACCGTATTTTGATGATGAATTTGATGCCGTTGGTGAACGTGCTGCACGGGATGAAGAAACAGGCAAGACCTACTTTGTACCGGGCAATATGACCTATAAGGAATGGGAAAAGGCATTTGTCAATGGTGATAAGTCAGGCTTGCAAGCAGTCAACAGTGATGATACAATCAAAGAAAAAGAACCAAGTGAAGCATTTCAACAGATTCAGAAAGCGTGTGAAGCGGACAAGGTTGAACACAGACCTGTTCAGAAACTTTCACAGCCGTTGTCATCTGATGAAATCATTGAAAGGCTTGCGGGTGGAGATATGACCAAGGGTTCATGTTCTTCACTGGCTTTTGCATACATTGGAAACAGGAACGGACTTGATGTTCTTGATTTCAGGGGTGGCAGTAGTCAGTATGTATTTTCTATGAACAGTAACATTAAGAAAATACTGGAATTACCGGGTGTGAATGGTTCAATCACAATGGTCAAGAAAGAGATTTCAGGAACAATGGAAGTCCTGAATAACCTTGTCTTGAATAAAGAATACTATCTTGCAACTGGTAAACACGCAGCCATTGTCAGACGGGTTGACAGCGGTGTTGAATACTTGGAACTTCAATCAAAATTTCAGAACGGGTGGATGCCATTTGACCGTTATGGTTCAATGGCTGCAACACTGAATAAGCGTTTTGGATGTAGGAAAACAGTTGATAAGCAATTCGGCAAGGTTTGGGAAAAATCGGTTGTTCTTATGGATGTTGAATCATTCAATGAAAATACTGAATTTGAACAAATTCTTGGGTATATAAATACCGCAGTAGAAAGTCAGAAGAAATGGGTGACGGGTGATGTCAAGTAACTGGTACAAGAACAATGAAACAGATCAGATTTGGTGGAAAGATACACCTGATTCAGTCGGTGAATGGCTGTTCAGTTTTGACAAAAAGCAAGTGTTCAATATGTTTGCTGATTATCCGCACAACCTAACACCTGAACAGAAAAAAATATTTGATGAAGAAAATCCTGAATGGTGTGAGTTCTTCAAAGATAGAGTATAGAAAGCACGGTCAAATAACCGTGCTTTTTTCATACCTTAACAAGTTATCAATAGACCTGTAATAATTGCTATATGGCTGTTATATGAGGTCAGAAAGGGGGATAAAAGGCACATGAAAACATACACAATGAGAAAGGCATGGTGATCCTGATTATCTCCCGGCTACTGGGTCAAGTAGCACATAGAAAAGGCATCCGGCAACGGGTGTCTTTTTTCTTGCGGGTTGTCAAGCGTAAACCGAACAAAACCAATCAATCATGTGGGAGTAACCCCGTATAAAAACGTATTTGAAAGGATGGTATAGAAATGACAAGAAAACAGTTAGAGGATTTAGGACTTACCAAGGAACAGGCTGATTCAGTAATGAAAATCAATGGTGATGACATTGAGAACGCAAAGGGTACTGCTTCAACAGAAATCAAGAACTTGCAGACAGAGGTTGAAGGACTGAAAACACAGGTCGGTGACCGTGACAAGCAGTTAGAAACCCTGAAAGCATCTGCCGGGGACAACGCTGATCTGAAAAAGAAGATTGAGGACTTACAGACTGAAAATGCCACTGCCAAGGCAACCCATGAATCTGAACTGAACCAGTTGAAAATTGATTTTGCGGTTGAAAAGGCACTTACTGGTGCAAAGGCAAAGAACATCAAAGCTGTCAAAGCCTTACTTGAACTTGGAGAAGCCAAACTTGACAAGGACGGAAATGTCAAGGGACTGGATGAACAGATCGAGAAGTTAAGAAGTGGTGATGACACCAAGTTCCTGTTTGAAGCACAAAAGCAGCAGAAACAGCAGCAGAATTTCAAAGGTTTTCAGCCGGGAGCATCAGGGGAAAAGAAACCGGGTGAGGGTGAAACGGTCGATTTCTCAAAAATGAGTTATGACGAACTCACCGCTTACATGGAAGCAAACCCGGATGCACAGATTTAATTTGATGAAAGGAAGGTAATTGAAACATGGCAAAATTTGATGCTAAAAGTTTTAACGAAAAGGCGTTCGGTAAGTACATGAGTGCTATTAAGAACGTAAAACTGAACAAGTTGCGTGAATCTCGTGCAATCGTTGGTGATGCAAGATTGCGTGACACTTTTGTGAATAACTCACAGACTGGCACTGTTTATGCAGTGTTACCGTATTTTGGTCTGCTTTCCGGCACACCGCAGAACTATGACGGTGTTGACAATGTTACACCGGGCAAGACTGATACCTATGAACAGGGTGTTTTCACTTACGGCAGAATGAACGGTTGGACAGAAGCAGATTTCAGTTATGATGTAACTGGTGGTACTGACTTCATGGCAAACGTAAGAAATCAGATCAATGACTACTGGAACGGTGTAGATCAGGATGTTATCCTTGCAATCTTAGAAGGTGTCTTTGGAATGAAGGACACTGGCACGGGTGACATTAAGAAAGCCAATGCAGCGTTTGTTGAAGCACACACCTACGATATTGCACAGGCGGGTGCTGAACATACTGATGATACTATGAAGATGGATGCAACAACCCTGAACAGTGCAATTCAGAAGGCTTGCGGTGATAACAAGCAGAAGTTCAAGTTGGTTTACTGTCACAGTGCAGTTGCTACCAACCTTGAAAACCTGAAACTGCTTGCATACTTAAAGTACACAGATGCACAGGGCATTGAGCGTGATCTTGAAATGGGTACTTGGAACGGCAGACTGGTCATCATTGATGATTCTTTACCTACTAAGGTCGTTGAAGCCGTTGCAGAGGACACAGGCAAGGGAATCAAGGCACAGGATGCGTACACAGAGTACACAACCTATATCCTTGGTGAAGGTGCTATTGGTTTTGAGGATGTAGGTGCAAAAGTGCCTTATGAAATGGTTCGTGATGCTAAGACAAGGGGCGGTGAAGATACACTGATTTCCCGTAAACGTCACGCTGTTTCTGTTGCGGGCGTTTCTTATACCAAGGCATCACAGGCAACAAATTCCCCTACCAATGCGGAATTAAAGACTGGTAAGAACTGGTCACTGGTTGCATCTGATACCAAGGCTATTGAGCATAAGGCAGTACCTATTGCCCGTATCATTTCCCGTGGATAATTTCTGATCTGAAAGGATGGTTGCAATGTTTGATACTGATACAGTAAAAGAACGGTTGAAATCATTCGGTTATGAGGTCAAGGCAGATGATGAATTTGCCTTGACCTTTTGCGTTGAGAAAGTACGCAGCACAATCAAAAATGAAATCAACTGGAATGATGTGCCGGAAGGACTGGAACACATTGCCGTTGATATGGCGGTGGGTGAATTTCTTCTTTCCAAGAAAACCTTTGCACCTGATGACCTTACCGGGTTTGATTTAGAATATGCTGTCAAGCAGATTCAGACAGGGGACACCAACACGGTTTTTGCAACTGGTGAAGGTTCAATGACCCCTGAACAAAGACTGACTTCTTTCATCAATTACCTTTTATCCTATGGAAAGGCTGAATTTAATTCATTCAGGCGTATCAGATGGTAAAGCAGATTCAGGCAGCACAAAAGGCTGCAAGGAAAGCCATTGAAGCAACCTATTTTGGTACTTTGACGGTGACAGAACTGCAAAAGGTAAAAAATGAGAAGTCAAAACTTATGGAAGAATCAGAGGTTGTGGTCTTACAAGACCAACCGTGCAGATTATCTTTTGAAAAACTGCAAACAGCAATTCAGTCAGAATCAGCAGCAACGATCACGCAAAGCACAAAGTTGTTTGTTTCCCCGGATGTAACCATCAGAGCGGGGTCAAAACTGACAGTAACACAGGACAATGTGACCACGGACTACACCCGCAGCGGTGTCCCTTCCACATATCCAACGCATCAGGAAATTACACTTGAACTGTTCAAGGAATATGCGTAAATGGGTAGAATGGGAAGATTTGACTGCAAAGGTCTGAAAGACTTTCAGCAGCAGTTGGGAAAGTTGCAAAATCCTGATGACTTTGTGGAATCGTGTGCAAAAGAACTTGCTGCCCGGTTGCTTCGCATGGTGGTCAAAAGAACACCTGTCGGACAGTACCCGGCAAGTTCAGGAAAAAAGGGCGGTACATTAAGGCGTGGTTGGACTGGTGAAAAACGTGCATCAGCACAAGGGTATGCAGACAGCCTGACGGTGAACCATTTTGGTGACACCTATGTCATTGAAATTGTGAACCCGGTTGAATACGCATCCTATGTTGAGTACGGACACAGGACAGCCAATCATTCAGGATGGGTCAAGGGTCAGTTTATGATGACCATATCTGAACAGGAATTACAGAAAATTGCCCCAAAGGTGCTTGAAAACAAAATCAAGAAATATTTAGGGGGACTTGGTAAATGATAAATTCAATAGTTGAAGCAATCAGTTGTTCCCTGAACAAAGAATTTGGGGATGATTATGAAATCCACAATGAAGAAATTAAGCAAGGTTTGAAAGAGCCTTGTTTTTTTATTGCTTGCTTGAACCCAAACAACAACCTTTTCCTTGGCAAACGGTATGAACGTACCAATCAGTTCTGCATCCAGTATTTCCCACAGTCTGCAAAGAAGCAGCGGGAATGTGCTGATGTGGCTGAAAGAATGTATGACTGTTTGGAGTATGTCACAACAGACGGTGATACCAAGCCAATCAGGGGTTCAAAAATGAATCATCAGGTGGTTGACGGTGTTCTGAATTTTTTTGTCAATTATGACTTTTTCACGGTCAAGACGGAAGATCAGACACCAATGGAAACTATGACGGCAAGCACGGATGTGAAGGAAGGTGGTTGATTATGGCAGCAAAAAAGACAACAACGGGAACTGCTACAAGGTCTGAACAGACTGAACCAATGTTCAGCAAGGAACAGATTCTTGCATCTGCCCGTTTTGCAAACAGAAGGGACTTGGTGGATGCCCTTCTTGATGAAGATAAAAGTTACACCATGAAAACTGTTGACAATTTAGTTGAAAAATACATGAAAGGACAGGTGAAATAGTATGGCTTTAGGTGGTGGTACATTTACCTCACAGAACAAAGAACTTCCCGGTGCTTATATCAACTTTGTATCGGCTGCATCCGCATCTGCTGCACTGTCTGATAGAGGTATTGCAACAATGCCCCTTGAACTTGACTGGGGTGTTGAAGGGGAAGTTTTTGAAGTAACCAATGAAGATTTTCAGAAGAACAGCCTGAAACTTTTTGGTTATGCCTTTGACAGTCCTAAGATGCTTGGTCTTAATGATCTGTTCATGGGTGCAAAGACCTTATACGCATATCGTTTGAACGGTGGTGGAGATAAGGCAGTGAACACATACGCAACTGCAAAGTATTGTGGTGTGCGTGGTAACGATTTGAAGATCGTGATTCAGAAAAATGCAGATGATGCAAGCAAGTATGATGTTACAACCTACTTCGGTACGGTCAAGGTTGACACACAGACAGTTGCTAAGGCTGCTGATCTTGTGGCAAACGATTATGTGACATTCAAGGCTGCTGATCTTGCTGTTACTGCCGGAACACCTTTAACTGGTGGTACAAACGGCACGGTTGACGGCACTGCACATCAGGCTTACTTGGATAAAATCGAATCATACACCTACAACACTATGGGCGTTGTGGTTACTGATGATGTTACCAAGAAGTTATATGTGGCTTTCAACAAGCGTTTGCGTGATGAACTTGGTATCAAGTTCCAGTTGGTTGTTTACAACCTGTCTGCTGATTATATGGGCGTTATCAGTGTGAAGAACAAGGTAACAGATACAGGATGGTCAGAAGCAGCACTTGTGTACTGGGTAACTGGTGCAGAAAGCGGTTGTGCGGTCAATAAGTCTTGTCAGAACAAGAAATATGATGGCGGTTTCACCGTTGATACCAATTACACACAGAATGAGTTGAAAGCAGCAATCAAGGCGGGTGAGTTCACTTTCCATAAGGTCAACGGCATTGTTCGTGTGCTTGAAGATATTAACTCTATGGTGACCACTTCGGACACTTGCGGGGATGTATTCAAGGACAATCAGACGATCAGAGTTATTGACCAGTTGGGAAATGATGATGCAGTTCTTTTCAACACTAAGTATCTTGGTGTTGTTCCAAACAACGCATCAGGCAGAACTTCCCTTTGGTCTGACTTGGTAAAAATCCGCACACAGTTACAGGAACTTGGTGCTATTGAAGGGTTCACTGATTCTGATGTTACGGTTGCACAGGGCGATTCCAAAAAGGCGGTTGTGATTACATCAGCAATCACCGTTGTGAACGCTATGGGTAAACTTTATGAAACGGTTACGGTTGCGTAAGAAAGGGGTGAAATAAAATGCCGAATGTAACAATGAAAGCAAGGGACACTATTGCAGCAAAACTTGCTGAGTGTTTTATCACAATCGGAAGTAGAAGATACAACTTCATGCAGATGATTGATATGGAAGCAAAGGTTGAGAAAACCAAGACTACTGTTCCCCGCCTTGGTGCAATCATGGCGGGTCATAAGTCATGTGGTATGGAAGGTACTTTTTCCGGCACGGCACACTATAACCAGTCAGTTCTTCGTCAGGCATTACTTGACTATAAGAACACTGGTGAGGATGTGTATTTTGAAATGCAGATCACCAATGATGACCCAACCAGTGATGCGGGCAGACAGACGATCATTTTCTATGACTGCAACATTGACGGCGGTGTGTTAGCAAAATTTGATGCTGACGGGGAATACCTTGATGAAGAGATTGAAGGAACATTTGAGGACTTCTCAATGCCTGAATCTTTTGCAAACCTCACGGGTTTTCTTACTAACTAAGTAACAGAACCCCTTGTGTGGCTTTTATATAAGGTCATATAAGGGGTTTTTTCTATTCTTTGATAAACAGAAGGGAGAACAACAAAATGTCAAAATTCAGTCGATTTATGAAAGCGAACAAAATCGCAAAGCCAAATGAAAAATATGCACCTACAACCACATTACAGGATGAAAACGGTAAACCGCTGGAATGGGAGTTCAAACAGATTACTTCCAAGGAAAATGAAGCGTTGCGTGATTCCTGTACCATTGAAGTCCCGGTTAAGGGTAAGCCGAACCTTTACAGACCGAAAGTAAAAACTGCTGAATACCTTGCAAAGATGATTGTGGCATCCACTGTATACCCTGACCTTTACGATAAGGAATTACAGGATTCATACGGTGTTATGACCCCGGAAGAACTTCTTTATGCAATGGTTGACAATGCCGGAGAATATCAGGATTTCACAGTGTGGATGCAGAAGTTTCAGGGATTTACCAAGAACCTTGATGACAAGGTGGATGAAGCAAAAAACTAATTGAAGAAGGGGATGGTGAAGCAAATTATGCTTACTATGCCCTTCTAAAACTTCACATTCTTCCATCAGTGTTCTTGGATATGGATGAACAGGAAAAAGCCTTTGTGATTGCTTCAATCGAGTTGAAAGCAGAGCATGACAAGAAGGAAAAGAAAAAGGCAGAAGCAAGGGCAAAGAAAAAACACTAAGAAAGGACGGTGAAACAGGTGTCATCTATTCAGACAGGTATTGAACTTAATGACCAATTCAGCGGAGTGTTGAACAACATCATCAGTTCAGTGAACCTTGCCGTGTCTGCAATGTATGATATGCAGCAGTCAATGAACACTGACATTGATACAAGCAGCCTTGAGGGGGCAAGGGATGAAATCAATCAGGCAACTGCTGCCATTGAAGCAATGAATCAAGCAGCAAGCCGACAGACCGCACCTGATATTGCACCGCCTGTTGTGGATGGGGGAAACGGTCAGGTTATAAACGTGGATGTAAACCCGGTACTTCCTGACCCTTTGGTTGAAAATCCTGAACCAATCAGACCTGAAATTCAGCCAAACGCACCGCCTGACCCTGAACCCGTAGAAATCCCGGTCACATGGAACACTGACGGGGTGGATGTGTTCACAGGAACAGGTGTTGAACGATTTCAGCAAGAAGTTCAGAGTGCAAACGATATGTTGAACACACTGAACACTACACAGGCAAGGATTTCACAGACCGCACAGGGAATGGATATACTGCCGGATGCAGCAGTTCAGGATATGAACACCATGCAACAGCGGTTATCTGCAATTCAACAGCGGATTCAGCAGATTGAGAACAACCCGGTAAATGTTGGGGCAGACAATGCAAATGCAGAACTGGAACAGTTGCGTATGCAGTTGAATCAGGCTATTCAGGAACAAAATTCACTGAATCAGGCAATGCAGAATATGGATGTTTCTGCCGCCAATGATGCCTATTTACGTTTGTCACAGACTGTTGGCAACACAGAAAGGTACATCCGTGACAATGTGGATGAACAGGGGCGTTTCAATCAGGAAATTTCAGCCGGAACACAACAGGCAAATGAACTGACCAATACCATCAAGCGGGCGGTTGCAGCCTATGTCAGTATTCAGACAGTTGGGAAAGCACTGAACATTTCAGACGAACTTGTTCAGACAACATCCCGTTTGAACATGATGAATGACGGGGTTCAGACAACCGCTGAACTTGTCAACATGGTATATGCAGCAGCACAAGATGCAAGAGGTTCATTCAGTCAGATGGCTGATGTTGTTGCCCGTTTCGGTAACAACGCAAAGGATGCGTTCAGCAGTTCAGAAGAAGTTGTTGCTTTTGCTGATCTGATTCAAAAGCAGATGACGATTGCCGGGGCAAGCACCCAAGAAGCAGCAAACGCAGAATTGCAGTTATCACAGGCACTTGGTTCAGGTGTCCTTCGTGGTGATGAATTGAACAGTATCTTTGAACAAGCACCTAACCTGATTCAGAACATTGCAGACTATCTTGATGTTCCAATCGGTAAGATCAGGGAAATGGCAGCGGATGGGGAACTTTCCGCTGATGTAGTTAAGGCAGCAATCTTTTCTGCTGCTGATGACATTAACAGCAAATTCAATGAAATGCCTATGACTTGGGGGCAGATGTGGCAGTCAATGCAGAACACCGCACTGATTGCATTTCAGCCTGTTCTTCAAAGACTGAACGATTTAGCCAATAGTGAAGCATTTCAGACTTTCATTCAGGGTGCTATTGAAGCAATGGCAACCCTTGCGAATATCCTTCTGAATGTGTTTGATTTGGCGGTGTCAATCGGTACTTTCATAGGTGATAACTGGTCAATCATTGCACCTATCGTATACGGCATTGTGGCAGCACTCACAGCATACATTGCTATTTCTGCAATCGTGGCAGCAATTAACGGTGTCATGGCAATAGCAGAAGGTGTCAAGGCTGCTGCTCAAATGATGGCAACAGGTGCAACATTCGCAGAAACCGCAGCACAGCAAGGTCTTAACGCTGCATTGATGGCTTGTCCTTTAACTTGGATTATCATGCTGATTCTTGCGTTGATCGTGGTTATTTTTGCCGTATGTAATGCGATTGCAAAAATGACAGGTATTGCAAATTCAGGGTTCGGTGTGATTACTGGTGGTGTGAACGTGGTGATTCAGTTCTTCAAGAACTTGGGTCTAACCGTGGCAAACATTGCCTTGGGTATTGGAAACGCCATTGCAGCACTTGCATCCAATATGATGACGGCATTTCACAATGCAATCTGTTCTGTTCAGTCATGGTTTTACAACCTGTTAAGCACGGCACTTTCAGTCATTGAAGGTATTTGTTCAGCACTGAATAAGTTACCGTTTGTTGAATTTGACTATTCAGGCATTTCATCCGCAGCGGATGACTATGCAGCCAAAGCAAGTGAAGCAGCCGGAAACAAAGAAGATTACCAGTCAATCAGTGATGCGTTCAATGAAGGTTTTACAACCTTTGATGCATTTCAGGACGGTTGGGCATCAGATGCGTTCAATGCGGGTGCAGCATGGGGTGACGGTATTGCTGATAAGGTTTCAAACTTTAGTCTGTCGGATGTATTCGGTCAGACAGATATTCCTAATGTTGGTGATTACACATCAGGGTTCAATAATGCAATAGCAAATTCAGGCGTGGGTGACAGCATTGGAAACATTGACGATAACACAGGCAAAATCAAGGATTCTTTGGATGTTACAGAAGAAGATTTGAAGTATTTGCGTGACATTGCGGAACAAGAATCAATTAACAGATTCACAACCGCAGAAGTAACTATCAACCAAACAAACAACAATAATGTTTCATCTGATACTGACCTTGATGGCTTTATCACTGCATTAGATGATGCAATGGGTGAAGCAATAGATGAAGTAACAAATGGGGGTACAGACTAATGGCACAAAGCGGATATGATATGTATTTTGATAAATGCCTTTTTCCTGTCACCCCTGAAAAAATTAGCATCAAAATCAATGGTAATAACAAAACGGTCAACCTGATAAATGAAGGTGAAATCAATATCCTGAAAAAAACCGGGTTGACCGACATTGAATTTGAAGCAGAAATCCCGCAAGTAAAACATCCTTATGCGGTGTATAAGAATGGTTTCAAAGAAGCGGGGTATTTCTTTGATATTTTTGAAGGGTTGAAAACAGGCAAAAAGACATTCCAGTTCATTGTGTGCAGAAAGACCCCGGTGGGGAAAAAACTGCTGAACACGAACATGAAGGTATCTTTGGAAGATTACAAAATTTCAGAGGATGCCAAGAACGGGTTTGACTTCAAAGTCAAGTTCAATCTGAAACAGTACCGGGACTATGGAACAAAGACAGTCAACATCAAAATTGCTGCATCCAAGCCAAAGGCAAGTGCAGAGCCTAAGCGGGAAACTAACAATTCACCCGCCCCGGCAGCAGCACAGACTTATACGGTTGTGCGTGGTGATTGTTTATGGAACATTGCAAAACGGTTTTACGGTAGCGGTGCAAAATACACCGTGATTTACAACGCAAACAGGGGTGTCATTGGTGGCAACCCTAACTTAATTTATCCGGGACAGGTTTTGACCATTCCGGCAGCATAAGAAAGGGGTGTTGTTCAATGTACGTTGAACTACTGGTTGGGAATGAATCAGGAACAAAAGTATATCAACCTGTTGTTCAGGAAGGTATTGAATGGTCAACAGAAAGAAAAAACACCCCCGGCAAACTGGTTTTCAAAGTCCTGTATGACAACATTCTTGATTTTTCAGAAGGTAGTCCAGTCAGGATGAAGGTAGACGGTGACAATGTATTCTTTGGTTTTGTATTTAAGCAGCAAAGAAGTAAGGACAAGATCATTACTGTCACCGCCTACGATCAGTTAAGATATTTGAAAAATAAGGACACTAAGGTTTATGAAAATAAAACTGCATCACAATTTGTAAAAATGATTGCAGATGATTATGCCCTGAACCTTGGTACACTGGATGATACAGGGTATGTCATTGAATCAAGAATTGAAGAAAACAGTGAACTGTTTGAAATGATAACAAATGCTCTTGACCTGACACTGACTAACACCGGGGAAATGTATGTGTTATATGACGATTTTGGAAAACTTACCCTGAAAAGCCTGTCATCTATGTATGTGGGTGTTCCGGGGGCGTACTTAATGATTGATGAAGAAACAGGGCAAGATTTTGAATATACTTCATCTATCGACAGTAATACTTATAACAAAATCAAGTTGACCTATGACAATGAAGATACTAAAAAGCGTGATGTTTATATCACACAGGATTCTTCTAATATCAATAAATGGGGCATTTTGCAGTATTTTGATACCTTACAGAAAGGTGAAAATGGTCAAGCAAAGGCAGATGCCCTTTTGAAACTGTATAACAAGAAAACCCGTAACTTGAAGATCACCAATGCTTTGGGTGACAACAGAGTGCGGGCGGGTTCAATGGTTGTCATTAACCTTGACCTTGGTGATATGAAAGTGAAAAACTGGATGCTTGTTGAAAAGTGCAAGCACACTTACAAGGAAGGTGAACATTGGATGGATTTGACACTTAGAGGGGGTGAGTTTATTGCCTGATGCAAAAGGAATTATCAAGAAAGTACATCAAGCAGCGGTTGAAGCGGTAGAATCAACAAAACCTGTAAATGTATGTTTTGGAAAGGTTATATCTGCATCCCCGTTACAGATAAATGTTGAACAGAAGATGATTCTTACTGAAAAACAACTTGTACTTTCAAGGAATGTAACAGATTTCAAAACTAAGATAACGGCGGGGAATATCAAGAATTATTACTATACCGGGGATGTAAATTCAGGGACAGCACCAGTTTCCCCGTCACACGTTCATGCTGTCGGAACGATTGAAGTCACCGTACACAATGGCTTGGCTGTCGGTGATGGTGTCATTCTAATAAGACAGCAAGAAGGTCAGAAATTCATTGTTGTGGATAGGATAGGCAAATGATTCCTTCAACAGTTGGTTTTCTCGACCAAGATTTTGAAATTGAAACA